ATGGTCTTGACCAAGTGGATTCTTCGAAACCCATTTACATTGTTGAGGGACCCTTCGACTCCACGTTTGTACAAAATGCTGTTGCTATGTGTGGGTCCGACGTTGATATTGGGTCGTTTGGTTGGGGCGATTATATTTACGTTTTTGATAACGAACCTCGCAATCGAGAAATCGTCAACCGAATATCAAAAACTATCGACAGAGGAGACAAGGTAATTATTTGGCCAACATCCATTGAGCAAAAGGACATTAATGATATGGTGCTCACTGGACTTAACGTTATGGATGTGTTAAAATCAAATACATATTCAGGTTTAGAAGCAAAAATTAAGTTTAACAACTGGAAGAAAATATGAGTAACGGAACGAACGTCGTCAAAAGGAACGGTAAAACTGAACCCCTTGATTTAAATAAACTCCATGTTATGGTGGAAGAGGCATGTAAGGATCTCGCAAACGTATCTGCATCACAAGTTGAGATGCAGTCTGGTATCCAATTTTATGATGGCATCACCACAGCAGAGATTCAAGAGATTCTGATTCGCTCTGCTTCCGATTTGATTGATCTGGAGCACCCCAACTATCAGTTCGTTGCTGCTCGTCTGCTGCTGTTTGCCCTCCGTAAACAGTTGTTTGGTGGTATCTATGACTGCCCAACTGTCAAACAGCATGTAGAACGTTGTGTGGGGCGTGGTGTGTATGATCCAGAAATTCTTTTGCTGTATACCGACGAAGAGTTTGATAAACTTCAGTCGTTCATTGATCATAGCCGTGACTATTTGTTCACTTATGCAGGTCTACGTCAGGTCGTTGATAAGTATCTCGTGCAGGACAGAAGCACTGGAGCACTTTATGAAACGCCACAGTTTATGTACCTTTTGATTGCGGCAACTATTTTTTCCAAGTATCCAAAAGAAACACGTTTAGACTACGTTAAAAGGTATTACGATGCAATCTCAAAGCACAAAATCAACATTCCAACCCCCATCATGGCGGGAGTTAGAACACCACTTAGACAATACGCTAGCTGTGTCCTTGTTGATGTTGATGACACCCTCGATAGTATCTTTACTAGCGATATGGCTATTGGCAGATATGTTGCACAAAGGGCGGGCATCGGTATCAACGCAGGTCGCATCAGGGGCATCAACTCTAAAATCAGAGGTGGAGAAGTGCAGCACACAGGTGTTGTTCCATTCCTCAAGAAGTTTGAAGCGACTGTCCGATGCTGTACTCAAAATGGCATTAGAGGTGGATCAGCTACGGTTCACTTCCCCATTTGGCACTCAGAAATCCAAGACATCCTAGTACTAAAAAATAATAAAGGAACCGAAGATAATCGTGTTCGCAAGTTAGACTACAGTATCCAAATCTCTAAACTCTTCTATGAACGATTTATCCGCAACGAAGACATTTCACTCTTCTCTCCGCACGACGTTCCTGGTTTGTATGATGCTTTTGGCACTGATGGATTTGATGAGTTATACAATGTTTATGAACGAGATCAGTCTATTTCAAGAAAAACTATCGCTGCTCAAGAACTCTTTCTTTCACTCTTGAAAGAACGTGCAGAGACTGGTCGTATTTACATTATGAATATTGACCACTGTAACTCCCACTCTTCTTTCATTGATAAAGTTGAGATGAGTAACCTTTGTCAGGAAATTACTCTTCCTACTAAACCACTTCAACACATTGATGATACTGATGGTGAAATTGCTCTTTGCATCCTTTCTGCTATTAATGTTGGCAAAATCAGGGATAACGAGGATCTTGAAGTTCTTTGCGACCTCTCAGTGCGTTCTCTGGACGAATTGATTGACTTTCAGGGGTATCCTGTCAAAGCAGCAGAAATCGCCACTAGAGCACGTCGTTCGCTTGGTATTGGTTTTATTGGTTTGGCACACTATCTTGCTAAGAATGGTGAGCACTATGATGATCCCGGTGCCTGGAAACTTGTTCACGATTTGACTGAGGCATTCCAGTATTATCTGATTCAAGCAACAGTCAACCTTGCAAAAGAGAAAGGTGCTTGTGAGTATTCGCATCGCACCAAATATGGTCAAGGTATTCTTCCAATTGATACATACAAGAAGGATGTGGATGAAATCGTTCCAAACGAATTGAAGTATGATTGGAGTAGTCTTAGGGAACAAGTTTTACAATACGGGGTACGGAACTCAACACTGTCCGCACAGATGCCATCGGAGAGCAGTTCCGTTGTGTCAAATGCCACAAATGGAATCGAACCACCTCGCGGATACTTGTCCATTAAGAAGTCGAAGAAAGGACCACTCAAGCAGATTGTTCCCCAGTATCAATCACTTAAGAACAATTATACGCTCCTGTGGGATATGCCTAGCAATCGTGGGTATATTCATATTGTTGCTGTTATGCAAAAGTTCTTCGATCAAGCGATTTCTGGAAACTGGTCGTATAATCCAGAAAATTATGCCGATAATGAAGTTCCTACTTCAGTGATGGCACAGGACCTTTTGACTTGTTATCGCTATGGTTGGAAAACAGCATATTACCAAAATACCCACGATATGAAAAATGACGAAGTTGAAGAACCAAAACAACAACTTCAATCTCTTCTTGATGACATTATGAGTGGTGATGATGATTGTGAAAGTTGCAAAATTTAACTTCGTTAAATATTACAGTGTGAGTTAGTTTAGTAGGGAGAATTATGACATTTAGTTTTAAAACAGGTTTGGAGGATAAACCAATGGTCGATTCAATGACCGTTTTTAATCCTCATGAAGTAGATACTAAAAAACAACCAATGTTTTTTGGCGCTCCATTAGGAATTCAAAGGTATGACTCTTACAAGTATCCAATTTTTGATAAACTAACAACACAACAACTGGGTTATTTCTGGAGACCCGAAGAGGTATCTCTTCAAAAAGATCGTAGTGATTATCATATGCTACGCCCAGAGCAAAAGCACATCTTCACCAGCAACTTGAAGTATCAGGTAATGCTGGATTCCGTTCAGGGTCGTGGACCTGGTATGGCATTTGCTCCATACTGTTCACTTCCTGAACTGGAAGCGTGTATGAAGGTATGGGAGTTTATGGAGATGATCCATTCCCGTTCATACACCTATATCATCAAGAATGTTTACTCAGACCCATCTGAAGTTTTTGATACCATTCTCAAAGAAGACCGCATTATGGAACGTGCCGTGAGTGTGACTCAGGCATACAACGATTTCATCAATAGTGCTCATCAGTATGACAATTCAAATGAGTGGGTTCACGCATTAGAACAAGTACCATACGCACGAGAAGCAAGGTATGAACTCAAGAGAAAACTATTCAGAGCAGTTGCAAACGTTAATATTCTTGAAGGTATTCGCTTTTACGTCAGCTTCGCTTGTAGTTTTGCGTTTGGCGAACTCAAGCTTATGGAAGGAAGTGCAAAGATCATCTCACTGATTGCTCGTGATGAGAACCAGCATCTGGTTATCACTCAAAACATTCTGAACAAGTGGAAAGAAGGTGATGATCCTGAGATGGCACGTATCAGTAAAGAAGAAGAGCAGTGGTTCTATAAGACCTTTGAAAACGCTGTGAACCAAGAAAAACTTTGGGCAGAGTATCTGTTCAAGGATGGTTCGATGATTGGTCTTAATGACAAACTATTACAACAGTATGTCGAATGGATTGCAAACCGTAGAATGAAGGCAATTGGACTCAAACCACTTTATGATATTCCTGCGAAGAATAACCCTCTTCCTTGGACTTCTCATTGGATTGATTCCAAAAATTTACAAGTGGCACCCCAGGAAACGGAAGTGGAGAGTTATGTGGTTGGTGGAATCAAACAAGATGTCACTAAAGACACTTTCTCGGGATTTCAGTTATGAATTATTATGTTTATGTTTATTTGAAAGAGGATGGAACCCCCTACTATGTTGGTAAGGGGAAAAATGATAGGTGGAAACAAAAATCCCATAGTGTAGAGGTTCCACCACCAGAAAGAGTTATTTTTCCATTACAAAATGTTGATGAAGAAACTGCATTAAATGAAGAAATTAATTTAATTTCTAAATGGGGCAGATTAAATAATAAAACTGGAATTCTAGAAAATAAAACTGATGGTGGGGATAAACCACCAAAACAATATAAAAATTTATATACTCCTTATGAAAGAACTCCAGAAATAAGAGAAAAGCAATCAAACTCTGCTCATAAAATGGGAAGACCTGGAAAACAAACTCCAGAGGAAATTGAAAGAAAGCGTGAATCAATGAAAAAAGTTTGGGCAGAAGGAAAAAGAAAAAAACTTCCCAGAGATGAGAGTGGTAGATTTATAAAAAATGAATCCTAAAATACTCAAAGATGATTCCAACTATGATGAATGGTGTGAACAGGAAATCCTGAACGCATATAAGGAAGCAGCAGAATCTGATGAGTTTCTGTTTGGTGATTATGATTTTAAGAAAGAATGGTTAGAGGGTCGTTAAGACCCTCTTTTTTTATAAATAAAATTATAGAAAAATCATAAAAGAAAAAATGTCTAGAATTACTGGAACTGATGCTTTTAATATGATGGAAGCATATAATAATGTTTATGCTCCTCAAGAAGAGGTTGAACTGACTGAAGAGCAAGTTCAAGAGGACTTTGAGAACTGGGTAAATTCACTTGTAGAAGAAGGTTATGACCTCAGTGAATATACTTGGGAAGATATGTATGAAGAATATTTGAATGAATTAACTGCATTTGATGCCGGTGGTGGAAAAGCAAAAGTTCAACAATTGATGCGTCAAGGAATTGGTGGAGTAGAAGCAAATAGAAGAGTTTCTACTACTGGTGAATATCTTCAAAGACAAAAGGCACAAGCATCCACAAGACCTGCATCTGCACAAAATCTTCGTGGACTTACAATTGGTCCTGGTGGTTTTAATATTCAAGGTAAACCAGTTCAACCAGGAATGTCTCCTATTTTCCAGAGACCTGGACAACCAGCACCTACGAGACCTGTAGTGCAAGCACCAGCAAGACCTGCAACACAAGCACCTGCTTCTGCACCTGCAAGACCTGCAGTACAAACATCTACAAGACCTGCTTCTGCACCTGCTCCTAAACCACAACTAGGACCAACAGGTAAACCATTAGTCGGTGGTATTGAAAGAAGAACTCCAACTTCTGCTGAACTTAGACAAGCACAGCAACTTAGAGCAACAGGTGCAAACTTGACTGGTACTGGAGCACTTGCAACTAGACCTACAACATCTGCTCCTGCTGCGGCAACAACTCCTGCTCCTGCTGCTACTACATCAAAACCAAATCTTCAACAGCAAATTAGACAGCGCAGATTGAATATGGACTTAGACCTATTCGATATCGTTCAAGGTTATCTAATTGACGAAGGTTATGCTGAAACTGAAGAAGCAGCAGCAGTCATTATGGCAAATATGAGTGAAGAATGGAGACAAAGTATTGTGGAAGCTTATGGTTCTTTCGGTGCTAATATGGCTGGTGCAGAACTGCAAAGAAGAGCAACTTTAAAAGTGCGTGAGGATGAGAGAAAAAAGATTGAGCAAGAAAAAAAGGGTAGTTCTGGAGCATCTTCACAAGTAAGAGGTGCGTGATACAATTTTTTAAATAGTTTATCAGAGGGTCTAACCAACCCTCTTTTTTTATAAATAACTAAAAAAGTAAGAAGAAGATGAAGTCTTTTAGTCAGTTTTTACAAGAGTCATATTTGAATGAAGATGAAAAAAAGAAAAGAGATCTTGAAGCTGCAGCAGCATTAGCAGCTGCAACTACCCCTCTTGCAGGATCAGTTGCTTTAGGTAATAATGATCCACTAAAAAGATTGGATGATAGATTAGATAGAGATACATATAATAGTCTACCAAACAGAAGCAAGCAAAGATTAGGTGGTCCTTCTGCTTTAGGGAGACAGAGACAACCATTGCGAGGATCTGCAGGAGCTCCTGCAATTAGAAGTGCAAGAGCAAGAGCATCGGCAAATGCAGCACCAGAAGTTTCGCAAACTAATAAAATTGCATCTCAAACAACTCAACCAGAAGTAAGTCCTCAAGGAAAAACAACTACAGTAGCAAGTCCTGCAAGAAAACCGTCAGGAGCTGCTGCTGATGCTTGGCAACAGTTTCCTGGAAACCCGCCAAAAAAATATGGAACTCCAGAACCACCTTCAAGTAGAGTTCCTTATGGAAATAGAACACTTTCTGGAACTCCTTCAAGACTTGCTTTACCTGCTTCAGGATCAACTAGTAGTCGTGGTAGGCGAGAATTTACTCCAGAACTTGAAGCAGCTGAGCGAAGAAACAGAGCAGCAGCAAAAGAAGCAAGAGCAGCAGCATACGATGCCAAGCAACCTGCCGGCAAATTAGCAACTCGTGGAACTAATCCACAGGCACCCCCAGAAGCTATGATGAGAGGTGCATATGATAAAGCGTCTACACCCAGAACATCTTCTGGAGGTTCTGGAGGAAAACCACCAGCACTTCCTGCGGTTGGACAAACTGGAGGAAAACCACCTACTGGACCAAAAATTAAAATTCCATCAGGACTTAAACGAGCTGGAAGAATCGGTGGAAAACTTCTTGGACCTGCAGCAGCAGCACTTGATGTTGCTGATGAAAGAGCAAAAGGTTCTGGTTGGTTGAGATCAGGACTTAAAGCTGCTGTAGTTGGTGGTGCTGGTGCTTTAGGTGCAGCAGCAGGCGCTCCATTTACTCCAGTAGGATCTCTTGCAGCAGGAACCGGTGCTGCAATGGCAGCATCTAAGGCATTTGATGTTGTTGCTGGTGCTAATGCGGTTGAAAGAAAAGCAATGGCAACAGCAAATCGTCAAAAGCAAGCAGGAACTGCAATTAAAGGTATTGGTGGACAAACATCATTTAGTCAGAAAAAACCAGGTGGTCCTGCATTTATGTCAACTGGTTCTGGATCACAAAGAAAAACTGTTCAACTTGCTAAAACTGGTGTAGTTCAAAGAGGTGGGCAATCAACAGCAGGACATCTTGCGTTTAAGGATGGTAAAGCAGTTTATAAGGCAGGGCCAAGTGCTCAATCTCTTGCTAAAACTTCTTCTAATCCATTAGAAAGAATTGGAAGAACTATGTTTGCAGGTGCATACAAGAAGCATGATGCTGTAAAAGCACAACAAGCACTTCAAAAAGCAAGACAAAATGATGCTGCTCGCAATAAGAAACTTGGGGTAAAAGCACTTCCTGGTAAGTGATTTTTTATAAATATCTTTATAAAAAGGTATTAAAATCATAACCATGTCTAGAATTTCGCAAGACTTCATTAATTCTGTTGGGTATTTGTATGAAGAAATCAATATCCAACAGGAAGATTTTTTGAATGAAGATTCTCAATATTATGATGCGGAAGCAGCAGAAATAGTAGAGGATATTCTTGCTACTATTTCAACTTCAATGGTTTATGAAGGATATAGTGCTGAAGGTATTATTGGATTTCTTGCAGATTCTTCAGAAGAAACAATTATTGAAAAGTATTTGAGTTTTGATGAAAGTATTCTTACCGAAAGTGTAGTTTCTGAAGATTATATTCAAGAACAATTAGAACTTTTTGATGTTGCAATTTATGAGGGTTTGGCAGATAAATTGTTAGGTGGTGCCATTAAACTTGCGGGAAGAATAGCATCAAAACCTGCAAGAAAAAAAGTTGCAAATATAATTCAAAATTCCAAAAGACCTGAAGTAGCAAGAAGAAGAATACAAAATCTTGCTCAAAAGGAAGCGAGAAAAGGAAATGTTGGTGGATATAGTCCAACAAAATCACCAGTTGATGGTGGAAAACCAATGACTGGTAAGCAGTCTGCAGAATTACTTTCAAAGGCAAAACTAAGTCAAGCAACTCAAAAAGTAAAGGATGTTGCTTCAAAAGCAAAAGCAGTACTTCCAGGAATTGCTAAAGGTGCATTAATCGGAGGTACTGGTGTTCTTGCTGGATATATGGGAGCAAAACTTGGAGGTGCAGGTTCTGGATCAAAACCAACAGGATCACCACAACCAGCTACAACAACACCAGCAGCACCAACAGCATCACCGAAACCACCTGCAACACCTTCTGGATCTGGCGGTGGTGGAGGAGGATCTACTGCAACACCTACAAAACCAAAGTCTGATTCTGTAACTTCTAAGTATAAAGAACTCATTAAACAAGGAAAAACTAAAGAAGCAGAAGAACTAGGACTAAAAACTTGGGCAAAGGCAAAACCAGAACTTGCTGCTAAACTAAACCCAGATGGCACTCAAAGGGGCACTGGTCAAAGTCAAATGGAAAAAGATGCTGAAGAACTTCGTAAAATGGGCAACAGATCTAAGCAGCGTCAGGGAGAATTGATGGGTGGTCCGGAAGGTCCTGGAAAAATTGATACTAAAGCAGTAGAAGATGCTTTAAAGGCAGAACAAGAAAGGCAACAGAAAAAATTGGAACAGCAAAATAAAACCCCTGTAACTGCAAAAGAATCATATCAACCTTACGATGTTGTTTTAAATTACTTGCTGTCTGAGGGTCATGCAGACACCTTAGACGAAGCAAATTACATTATGATGGAAATGGATGAAACTGCAATTGGTACAATCATGGAACAATATGAGGATTATTTACTTGCTGAAGAAATTCAAGAGTGGGTGAATGGTCTTGTAGAGGAAGGTTATGATCTTTCACAATATACCTGGGATGATATGGTTGAGTATTATGTAACTCAGAATTGATCACATTATAACATCTTCAAAGGGGGCTTGACAAGTCCCCTTTTTTTGTCTAGACTACCTTTGTCCCGGTTGAAGATGAGGCTTTAGCTAATCTTAGAAGACTTAAGAACGATGCCATAAATTCTTTCAGATTCGCTCATATAAAAGGTTCCACCAATATTTGTATTATAATATTCTTCACTCATCAGTACATTACGATTAAACTGTTCATAAGTTTCATAATAACTCATAGATTTCTTATGAGGACATAGGTAGAGGATTTCACGAAGAAAATGTTCTCTACCTAATTTCTTTACATCTTCATTAAGTTCATCACAAGATCCGAAGTAGTTTTTCCAATCAGACTCTTCGGTCTTTCTTCTTCCTGTTTTTTTGTTCTTTTGTCTTGTCCAGAAATGTTTTTTACCAATGTATTTTTTATTGTTCGTAAGATTCGTAATTATATAAACAAACCCTTCCATCCCTTTGGGAACATCGGTAAAGACTTCTCCATTATATTGCCAATCCATAAGAATTCTTTATTTGACTATTTAGATTTGCAGTCAAAGACCAGGAGTGCTATACTAAAAAAAGATAATGATTTTCTAAATACTATGGTGACACTTGAAACTACTCTTCGTCAATCACACGATTGGGCAATTGACAGGATGCATTTCCTATGTGAACAAAAAAATATTGAAAATGCCCATGCGATTCAATCTGAATTTAGTGAATGGTTGAATCCCGATATTCCAGAGCATGATGTATTTTCATTAGAGTACATAGGAGAAGAAGATGACATTGGATCTTCATAACTTTTTTAAGTTTTACGACGACACTAACTCAAATCATGTAGCAGCAGTTCAATGGTTAGAAGATAACCTACCTGCTCAATTCCTTGACGATTCAGAAACCGATTGGATTGGAATTTTTAGAACCAAACCACCTACACCAGCAGTTCTGAATGTTCCATATTTCAATCAAGTAGACAATTACCGAGATGCACATAGAACTTGTAACAGTTCATCGTGCGCTATGTGCCTTGCTTTCCTTAAGCCAGGAAGCATTAAGGGCGATGATGAGTATGTCAAGAAAGTATTTGCAATTGGTGATACAACTGATCATGCCGTACAGACGAAAGTTCTGGCAGGTTATGGTGTTAAGTCACACTTTAGTTACAATCTATCTTTTGCTGATATTGATAAAAGTTTGGATGCTGGAAAGCCCGTTGTTATTGGCATACTCCATAGGGGTTCTCTTTCTGCACCTACTGGTGGGCATATGTGTGTTGTAATTGGTAAGACTCCAGATGGTAAGGGATATTTTGTGAATGATCCATATGGTTCATTGAATGATAACTATACTGGACCTGTGACTAACGGTAAGAAAACAATTTACACCAAAGCAGTTCTCAAGCACCGTTGGTGTCCAGGAGGCAACGATGGATGGGGTAGAATCTTCGACTAGATTTAAGGCAAAGATGCTTAAGGTGATTAAAGAACTTACTAATCATGGAAAGCATCTAGAAGCAAACGAACTTTATCAACGTTATTTCGGAGACAACAATGGCAAAAATCGATCTTCATAATTTCTTTCAGTTCTATGATGAAAGAAACCCTAATCATGTTAAAGCAGTTCAGTGGTTAGAAGATAATCTCCCAGTTAAGTATCTGGAAGATAATGTAGACTGGGCAGAGATTTATCGCGGAAAAAAGACTAGTGCTGCACCAGCAACCCCTGCTGCTGCAGCGCCTGTAGTTGGTGGTGATGATCTCCCACAGATGGGAATCAAGTTAATCAAAGAGTTTGAAGGATGTCATCTTAAGGCATATCCAGACCCTCTGACTGGTGGACTTCCAATCACAATTGGTTGGGGTTCAACCCGTAAGAAGGATGGTTCAGCATTTAAACTTGGCGATACTCTTTCGCAAGCAGAAGCAGATGATCTTCTCATCGAACAATGTAAGAAAGAGTTCCTTCCTGCATTGCGTAAAATCCCACATTGGAGTGAAATGTCAGATGGAAAAAGAGGAGCTTTGCTCAGCTTTGCTTATAATCTTGGTGCCGGTTTTTACGGTGGTGATAACTTTAATACTATTACTAAACGCCTGAAGAATAAAGAATGGGACTTAGTTCCAGATGCTTTATACCTCTACAGAAATCCTGGTTCAAATGTAGAAGCAGGATTGGCGCGTAGAAGAAAGACAGAAGGTGAATCTTGGAAGAAGGGATGACTAAATAGTTTCAACCGTTGAGTTGAAGCAACTCCACCACCGCAGTGAGTTGTGATTTGTAGGTTCTAGAGAATCTCAAACCACCGACTCACTGTTTTTCTATGTCTTACACGCAAAAGGCGCTGGCTGCAGCGTCTGCGCTCTTACTTGGAGTGCCAACTGCAGCATTATCTCACACCAACTCCATCGGATATGTTGGTGGTGGTAATGGATCAGTTACTTTCTGGTATGGTAACTGGCATCCAGGAACTACCTTTAACGAAGGGACTTTAACGTTACAAGGTATCAACGGAACTAATTTTTCTGCAACAACCGTTAACTGGACTTTACTTTCAGCAACAAGACCGGATGGATTGATTGATGGTACAAACTATTTTACTTCTAACGGATCACAATTAGTTGCTTATGGTAGCAATAGTCAGGTATCATCAACTTGGCAGGGTGTAACTTTTACTGGACTTGGTGCTGGAGATTATCAATTCACTTACAATGCTGCTGGAGCTCCAACAGCTAATTGGATGCCTATGGATAATGTCATCCTTTCTAGTACTGTAGTTCTTACCGCTGCAGCACTTTCTGGTGATGCTGATGGTGATGGTATTAATGATACAACTGGACAACCAATTGCACCACCAGCACCAACTCTGGTAAGTTCTAATACTGCTAATAATGTATCTTCAACTGTTGCTGTTCTTACTCCAGTATCCGAAACAACTGTTACTCACACAGCAACAGAAGATGGTGGAAGACAAAGAATCAACCGCCACAATCAAACTGATGTAACAACAACTTCTGTTACAACCATCACTACAACACCAGTTACAACCGATACTTATAGTGATAATTCAACGGTAGTTACAAATGGAACTGCTGTTGTAACCACATCACAAGCAAGCACAGTTGCAACTACTCACGAATATGCTGACTTCTATGGTCGTGTAGATCAGTACGAAGTTATGGATAAGATTGGTGAAGGATTGCAAGGACTTCTCAATCACGAACCAACTAAGTCAAAAGAAAAAATCAAAGTGTTCAGTAAAAATTACTATGCCTGGTCACATGGAGAGAATGGTTACTCTGGAACTTCATTCATCTATGGTGGTGGTGTAGAGATTGATATCAAACCAACCTGGACGATTGGTGGTCAGTATAATAATATAACTCTAAATCTGAATGGAACCGATAGCACTTCTAAACTTCTGAAGAGTCACTATGGCGTCTTTAATATGTTGAGAGGTAATACTTTATCACTTCTGACGAATGCTGGTCTTGCTCAAAATAACTATAATGTATCTAGAAATGTTGCTGGAGTTTTCAAAAATGAAAGTCAGACTTCTGGACAAGAGTGGTGGGTCAGCAATAGACTTTTCATTCATGCTCATAAGAATATAACTCCTTTCGTTGGATATACTGTTCGTAATTATACAAGAAACGCATTCAGTGAAACTGGTTCTCCTGAATCAGTAAGAAGTGTTGGTGGTATCAATGAAACTTATCACGTCGGTGAAGCAGGTCTGAGACTTGAAACTCGTTTTGGTGGTAAGAAAAAAGATTTATTTGGTTTAAGTATTGAAGGTTCTTATGCAACTGATAATGCTATTGAAGCATCTGCAACTCTTGACTACAAAGAGATTGTTAGTGTTCAAGGAATTCATCAGATTAATAATGGTGTAAGTAACACTGCAGTTTCCGCAAATGTTAAGTTTAGGTTCTAAAAACCTAAATAAGACAGACTTCATCACACGGAACTGATGGAAAACGACAAGAAAGGTAAATGTATGAGTACTGTTATTCGTATTGCGATCTTGGGTTGGTCCGCTGCTCTTCTTACTGCTAGTTATGCTGGGGCTCTATCTAAGATGGACCCCACTTTTATTGCAACTGTCTTCACTGCATCTGCTGCAACTTTCGGTATTAACACAATGAAGAAGGGTGGTGATGAAGATGAAAAGAAAGAAGAACCACGTAGAGAAGTGGTAATTGAACCCACTCCAGAACCACCAGCACCAGAAGTTGCTGTTGCAGAACCATCTCTTGAAGAAAGAGTTGAAGCACTTGAAGAAGGTCAAGTTACACCTCGCACTGGAGCGTAATGTCTAAATCCGCAAACAAGGGAAAGAAAGGTTCTGGTGGTGCAGGTTCTGCCAATAACAAAAAGCAGAACTCTGGTAATGCGAATGCAAACAAGGCAAAAAATGGTGGCAAGAAAAAATGAGGTATTATGCCAAGAGAATGGAATACTCCTATTCGGGAACCTTGGAACCCGATAATTAAGAAGTGTCTAGATGCTGTCGATGAACATACTCGGCAGCATCTATTGACAGGTGATGAGTGGCACCTTTCTCAAGCAGAAATATTAAGAAAGTATGTAAAAGACCTAAAAGTATGGATACATAAAGAGGAAGGTTGGTGGAATGAATGAAAAAACTTTTTACTGCAATTAGTCTGTCAATATCTTTAGCATTACCTACAAGTGCTAATACAGTTGCAAAGAAACAACCCACCGTTCCAGCATATAGCCTGGCATCGATGGGTTGTATGATTTTAAAGGAATGTACTGATGGTGTAGAACAACTCACTGTAGACTCTTCACTAATTAAAGGAAAAGAGTTTGATACTTTTAGAGAAGAGATACAAAAGATTCTTGCTGGTCTTGAAAAACTTGGAGTTCCTGTTTATGTTGGACCAGCACGATACTTCACTCCAAGAACAATCGGTTTATATAAACCGGAATACAATCGGTTTTTTGTAAATGAAGAATTGCTTAAAGACCCTAGAGAATTTCTAGGAACGATGAGACACGAAGGATGGCATGTTGTTCAGGACTGTATGGGTGGTGGACTCAAAACCTCCTTTATGGCACAGGTTCATCAAGACACTGAGATTCCTGCTTGGGTTATGAAGTCAACTCGTCTTGCTTATGAGAGTATGGGTCAAAGTCGTGCTGTTCCATGGGAAGCAGATGCTAATTGGGCAGAGGAACAGTCTAATGTAACTGCACAAAAACTGGAAATGTGTGCTAATGGACCACTTTGGGATCAAGTAAGACCTACTCCTATGACAATGGAATGGTTGATTGGTTGTGGGTGGATGAAACCACAAGAGGGTTATAAGGAATATGTTCCCAACAAGAAGTCTGATTATTGTGTAGAAGGTAAATACTAATGCCGCAAGATTTTCCTTGGGGAGTAATGTCGATTCTTGGACCAGGACTTATATTTGTATTGTATATCATTTACTACATACTAAAATTAGCAAACGAGGAAATGAAAAATGAAGAACCTAGCACTCATTCTATCAACGACAAGTCTTCTCATTAGTGGAGCACTTTGTTATGGTGCTTATGTGACTTATAAAAAAGCAGAAGCAATCTTAAACAATCCAGAGCAGTTTGTTGGTAAGGTTGTAGAGAATCAAGTGAATAAGGCATTTGAAAAACTTCCTATTCCGAAACTAAATACTGGGAGTATTAAGTTTCCTTTCTAAATAGTGATGCTTATGTGTGGTAACCTAAGCAAAAGATTGGAGGCAGAAATGCCTCTTTTCTTGTATAAATAGTATTACCACACATAAAGCAGTATGAATAACTATTACACCTACGCATATTTGCGTGAGGATAGAACTCCTTATTACATCGGTAAAGGTAAGGGGTTTAGAATGTATGTTAAAAAAAGAATTGTGCCTTTACCAAGTAGAGATAGAATAATATATCTAAAAAGAAACCTAACAGAACAAGAAGCAATCAAACACGAAGTTTATATGATTGATGTTTATGGTAGAAAAGATAATGGGACTGGTATTTTAAGAAATCTTACCGATGGAGGTGAAGGAACTTCTGGTAGGATTGTAAGTGAAGAACAGAAAGAAATTCAAAGTTTAAAAATGAGTGGTGTAAATCATCCTTTCTATGGTAAAATTGCTCCAAAGTCCCATAGAGAAAATATAAGTAATGCTTTATCTGGTAAGAAAAAATCAAAAGAGCATATAGAAAAACTACCACAAAATAAAAAAGGGGCAACTCGTTCCCAAGAATTTAAAGATAAAAGAAAAAATTATATGACTGGTAGAAAGTGGTGGAATAATGGTGAAGTTGAAAAACTTTTTGCTAATAATGAAACTCCTGGATGTGAATGGGTATTGGGGAGAATATATAGTAAGAGTTAATTGCTTTAAATAAATGGCGGACAGAGACCCATATATTTACAGGATTAAAAATATTTTAAGGGTAGTTGATGGGGATACGATTGATGCTGATATTGATTTAGGATTTTCTATAAGTTTGGAAAAACGCATTCGCCTTGCTGGGGTTGATACTCCTGAGAGTCGCACGAAGGACGAGTATGAAAAGAAACTTGGACTTGAATCAAAAGAGTGGTTGAAGAATAGGTTACAATTTGCTAAAGATATTATTATCAA